GTTTTCTTATCCAAGAGAATATGAATAACTACAATGAAATATACGAATGGCTAATCGGCTTAGGGTTTCCTGAAAGCCACAAACAATATACTGACTTTTCCAATAGTCAGTCATATCGATTTCCTACCATAAACCCAACAAAACAAAAAGCGTTAGGTAACTTCAGTGACGCATCTTTGTTTATACTTGACTCAAACAATAACACGATTAAAACGATAGTATTTCAAGACGCCTTTCCTGTTGCTTTGAGTGGTCTTGAATTTGAAGTTAGCTCTGGCAGCACAGAATATTTCCAAGGAGTTGCGTCTTTTAGATATAGACAATACAAAATTACATCGCCATAAATATACTATACATTATGAGGATTTATTATGATTACATTGAAACAATTGCAAGATGAGTGGGCAGCAGACTCTAAGATAGATGAATTGAACCTTGGGGCTGAGTCTACTAAAACTCCTATATTGCATTCAAAATATTTGAATCACTTAACCAACTTCAAACTGCATCAACAAAAAGTTGAGTCTCAGAGAAAACTTATTCGTCAGTATAAGTGGAAATACTTTCGTGGTGAATTATCTAAAGAAGAGTTAGAAGTGTTAAAGTGGGAACAATATCTAGGTCCACAGCCTTTAAAAAATGAAATGAATGACTTTATAGATAGTGATTCTGATATGATAAAACTAGATGACAAAATTCACTACATTAAAACCTGTGTATTCCAATGTGAAACTATTATGAAATCTCTTAATAGTAGAACCTGGGATATCAAGAACGCCGTGGAATGGGAAAAATTCACTAATGGCAGTTTCTAGTGATTAAAGTAACAAAAAAGAATGAAGCATATCTGAAGATAGAAACGGATCCCAGTACTGGTCAAGAAATCTGCGACTTCTTCACATTTGATGTTCCTGGAGCTAGATTTATGCCTAGTTATAGGGCTAGAGCTTGGGATGGCAAGGCAAGACTATACAATATGTATAGACAAGAGTTGTATGTCGGTTTGCTACCTTATCTAAAAGAATTTTCTGAATCTTTAGAGTACACGATAGAAATTGATATGATTGCCATAGGCGACCCTGTGTCAACTCAATATGTCGAGAACTTTGCCAAAAACTTAAATCTTCAAAGCGCAGGTAAGGACATTGAAATAAGAGAATATCAAACAGAAGCAGTAAGACATACTATCAACAATGGAAGAGTTTTGCTTTTATCTCCAACTGCTTCTGGCAAGTCTTTAATAATATATAATTTAATTCGCTATCATCAAAGACTTGATAGAAAGCAATTAATTGTTGTTCCTACAACATCATTAGTAGAACAAATGTACGGAGACTTTCAAGATTATTCTTCTTCTGATAGTTGGATTGTTTCTGAAAATTGTCATAGAATATATGGCGGCAAAGAAAAAAATGCAGATTACCCTGTTACTATATCTACATGGCAATCAATATATAAGTTTCCAAAAACATGGTTTGAAAATTTTGACGTTGTGTATGGTGATGAAGCACACAATTTTAAAGCGAAGTCCTTGACTACTATATTAGATAAGTGTGTGAATGCTCCGTACAGAATAGGCACTACAGGCACATTAGACGGAGCAAAGACACATAAGCTAGTGTTAGAAGGCATCTTTGGCACAGTAAAGAAAGTTATTACTACTAAAAAATTGATGGAAAATGATGCAATTGCTAATCTTGATATAACTTGCCTTGTATTAGAATATTCAGATAAAGAGCGTAAAGAAGTTAAAGGAATGACATATCAAGAAGAAATGGATTGGTTAGTAAGTCATCCTGTTAGAAATACATTTCTTAAAAATCTCTGTACTACGCAAACAGGTAACACTCTTGTTTTATTTCAATTCGTTGAGAAGCACGGGAAAGTGCTTTACGACCTTATAAATAATAAGGTAGGGGGTGAAAGAGATGTGTTTTTTGTTTACGGTGGCACCGACACCGAACAAAGAGAAGAAATAAGAGCTTTGACAGAAACAAAAGATGATGCTATTATTGTTGCATCATACGGAACTTTCTCTACAGGCATCAACATAAGAAATTTACACAACATAGTATTTGCAAGTCCTAGTAAGTCTCGCATAAGAAATTTACAATCTATCGGTAGAGGACTTAGAAAGGGTAACAACAAAACAAGCTGTAACCTTTTTGATATAGGAGATGATATTTCTTGGAAATCAAAAAAGAATTATACATTAGGTCATATGGTCGAAAGAGTAAAAATATATAATGAAGAAGGTTTTAAATACAAACTCGTCAAGGTACCAATAAATGCAAAATAATTACAGGATCGTAAATTTAATTAATGGACTTAACATAGTTGGAAATGTATATTTTGATGAAAAAGATGTAATCATATCTTATCCCTTAGAAATTGCAGCAAAACCTATATCAGATGAGAAGGGAAATATAATAGGAGAGAATATGGTTCTAAGACCATATCTTGTAATGACTGATGACTCTGACGTAATTATTGAAAAGATTTCGGTGATCTCTTCTTCTTCTCTAAGTGAAAGACTTTTTGAATCTTATGAACAAATGGTAGAAAATGTTTACAATAAACCAATTTCTTTTGAGGGTAACTTCTTTAAAGAAGATAATAAAGAAGATAATATAGAAGAACTTCCTGAAGACATACAGGCTATGAATGAAGAAGAACTAGATTATCTAGACGAACAGCTAGAAAAACTAATTGGTGATAAGAAAGAGACCTATCATTAGAACTTCCCTTTCTTCCTAACAATACAAGTATAACAACACGGCGATCTTATGTCAAGCATTTTTTTCGCTTGACAAGGAAAAAATTTTATAGTATTATTACATTATGATTTTTTATTTGGAGTAGTAAATGAGCAAAGAAAAAAGTGCCCACTATGTTGATAACAATAAATTTTATCAAGAGATAAGTAAGTGGAAGAAAGAGTGGGACGAAGCAGTAGCTAATGATGAGCCTACACCACAGTGTACAAATTATTTAGGCGAATGTTTCGTTAAAATATCAAATCATTTGGCTTATAAATCTAACTTTGTAAATTATACTTTCCGAGATGAAATGATCCTGGACGGCATTGAAAACTGCTTGCGGTACGCCGATAGATTCAATCCAGAAAAATCTAAAAATCCTTTCGCATATTTTACACAAATTACATACTATTCTTTTATTCGCCGCATCAAGAAAGAAGCTAGACAAACTGAAACGGCTATGAATTATTTGCAGAGTATTGATTTGCAGCAGCTATTGGATGAAGTTGAAGGAGATTCCGGTAGTTATGAATATCTCAAATGGGTCCAGACTCAAGTTGATCTGAATGCTAAGGATAAGCAAAATTTGAATACTGTTTCGGACAACAAGGCACCGAAAAGAAGACCTAAATATTTTGATAAAGAAGAAGAGCTTGACATTTGACCTAAATAATAATATAATGGTTCTAACACTGATAGAAACAGGTTTATATTATGAAAATTCGTTATTCCGAAATGTTTTACAGTTTCCAAGGTGAAGCTGAACTTGCCGGAACTCCAACAGTATGGCTCCGCTTTTTCGGGTGTAATTTAGAATGCAATGGTTTCGGTCAACAGAATCCGGCTGACGAATCATCTTACGAACTCCCATACAAAGACTTTGACCCTGATAGCGTAATTGCAGTTGAAGAGTTGCCTGTATGGGAATACGGGTGTGATTCTTCATATTCATGGTCTAAGCGTTTCAAACATTTGGCACAAGACACTACGCCAGAAGGCGCCGCTGATAAGTTTGTAAATTTATTGCCCCACGGTGAATTCACACATCCAGAAACAGGTCAAGAAAATATGCTTGCTTTTACAGGCGGCGAACCTATGTTGCAACAACTTAGAATGCAAGCAATTTTACAAGAATTGATTGACCGAGGTAACTTCCCTAAAATAATAACTGTAGAAACTAATGGAACTAAGCCTTTAAAAAAAGAACTTGAAACCTTCATCAATAACATATTGGTAGATTTGGGTGTAAGATGGCACTGGGCTATAAGCCCTAAAATTCTACATACTTCAGGCGAGAAAGACGCAGTACATGTAGAAACTTTTATGAGCTATCTAGAAAATGTTTGTAGTACTGGTTGTTTAAAATTTGTATGCAATGGTTCAGAACAGTCTTGGCTAGAAATAGAAAATCATGTGAAAGAAGTAAAATTGTATTGTGATCAAGCTGAAATAGACTGCCCTGACATTTGGATCATGCCTGTAGGTGCTACAAAAGAAGCGCAAGAAAGTATTGCTTTTATAGCCAATGAAGCGATGGAAAGAGGATACAAAGTAGCTACTAGAAATCATGCGTATGTCTATGGCAATCAGATTGGAACTTAATTATGAAATACGAAGACGGCAAACTTTTTATTAGATGGCAGGATATAGATTATTTCTGTTTAGAAATAGCACATGTTGCAAGAGAAAAAAACATCGAAGAAGTAGTTGGAATATCAAGAGGCGGATTGATACCAGGGGTTATAATTTCACATTTACTTGAAGTACCTTTTTCTTCTTTCGTTTGGGAAACTAGAGACGGAGAACGAAAAGATGTGTCCAAAGTCTTTCATTATAATGATCCTAAATATCTTATAGTTGATGATATGGTAGATAGCGGTAAAACTATTTTAGATGTCATGACTTTAGCCCCTGAAGCATCAACGGCAGTTTTATTTAATAAAAGAGAAGATATATTGCTTGACATAGTAGGACAAACTTTGTATAATGTTAGTGAATGGGTTTGCTTCCCCTGGGAGAAAGAATGAGAACTTCAACTATAAGGCAAGTACCGCATATTTCGTCTGGATCATCTGGACCCGACACGATGTATGTAGTAGATTTTTATGAAGATGAAGAAAGAATAGAAACTAGAGAGTTTCCAAATAAAAGTATACATTATGCTGAATCAGCAGCTAGAAACTGGGATACGGGGATCATAGAAAATGATAAGTGATATAATTAAAGAGAGAATTGTCAACGCAAATAGACGGTATTACGCTGCGGATAATATTTCTGAGTTTATCATGGACGATGAAAAAGAACAGCTAATTGACGAAGTGGCTCAAAAATTTGAGACAGTCATTGACAGTTTAGTGATTGATAGAGATAATGATCCTAACAGTCAAGACACTGGGCGCCGTATGGCAAAAATGTATATCAATGAAATTATGTCTGGTCGTTATGATGAAATGCCCAATCCTAACTCTTTTCCTAACTACATAGACAATGGCTATGAAGGTATGTTGGTAGTTAGAAGTGAATTGAAAAGCGTTTGTTCACACCATCATCAGCCTGTTACAGGAACAGCATATATTGGTATCATTGCAGGCGATAAACTACTAGGACTTAGTAAGTATACAAGAATCGCTCAGTGGTGTGCCATGCGTGGAACTCTTCAAGAAGAATTGAATGTTATCATTGCAGATGAAATACAAAAGCACACCGGAGCAGAGCATGTCGGTGTTTATATTCAGGCAACTCATGGTTGCTGCGAAAACCGTGGTATCAAAGCCCATAGTTCTTTGACACAAACAACTGTGCTTCGAGGAAGTTTCTTTACTGACCCTTCTACAAAGAAAGAATTCTTTGATAATATTAAACTACAACAGGATCACGCTTGTTAATGAGAATAAAGCCAACAGACAGACAGGTTGTAGTAGACCTAGAAACACTCAGCACACGACCAAACTCCTGCATCGTTTCTATAGGCGCAGTTGCATTTAACTTGCAAGAAGGAATACTTGATGAATTTTTCATTAATGTAGATGCTAGTGACTGCCGTGATCATGGATTACATATAGACCGAAATACAATTGAATGGTGGAAGAATCAATCTAAAGAAGCACAAGAATCTTGGCAGAAAGACCCCCAACCTCTTGACTATGCACTAGAGAAGTTTGCTGACTTTTATAAAATAGGCAATCCTATATGGGGCAACGGTTCTAGTTTTGATATTACAATTCTAGAATCTGCCTACTATGCCATAGGTTGGGATAAGGATAAAGATTATGGCAAACATCTGCCCTGGAAGTTTTGGGACATTTATGCCATGCGTACATTGACCCGTATACTTGGAAGA